TGGATATGGTATGGAAAGGTGGGAAGATGATCAAGCTTGATATGGGCTGTGGTCTTAATACCAAGAAGCCCCTGGACGAATGGATTCACCTGGATTGTGACAAAGGCCCTCACATAGAGATAGTATGTGACTTCGTTGATATTCCTCTTGAGGACGACTATGTAGACGAGATTTGGGTTGGCGATGTCATTGAGCATGTTCCTGTGTGGAAATATCATCTCGTCTTCCCTGAGTGGAAGCGAATCCTCAAGCCACACGGCCTTCTACACGGCACCACGCCTAGCCTTGACTCTAATATCAAGAAGTATGTTGCAGGTGAGATCAATCGCGAAACTCTGATGCGAAACCTGTATGGAGACCAAGCTGGTTATCCGCATCAGCACTACAACCTGTTTACGAAGACTACGTTGACGGACTTGCTTGCCAACTATGGATTCAAGTCGATTAACCTCGATAAGTCACCTGGTGATAAAGCTAATCCATGGTGGCTCGTCTTTTCATGTAAGAACGGAGGATAGATATGTATGCTTTTATCATCAACTATAACCGTTTACACCTTCCGCGCAGAATGGCCGACTATCTCGCTGAGTGCCCTGGGGTAACCCCTATCATCATAGATAACAAGAGTACATATCCCCCGTTGCTGGAGTACTACGAGACTACACCTCACAAGGTTCTACGAATGGATCGTAATTATGGTACTCCGGTGGTTTGGGTTTCTGGTATTCTTGATGACCTTGATCTCCATGGTGGTTTTGTTGTCACAGATCCTGATCTGAATATCGACCATGTTCCAAAAGACTGGCCGCATGTACTTCAGTTAGGTCTAGATAGACACAAGTTCGCGTGTAAGTCTGGTTTCTCTTTAAGGATCACCGACTTACCCCCGACGTTGATCGGTATCCAGGCTAAGAAGTTGGAAGGTATTGCCTGGTCACGCAAGGTAGATGATCGGTTCTACGGATGCGATATAGATACAACCTTCTGTCTATGTCGAAGTCGGTTACATGATTTTCCAGCCGTGCGCTCTGCGCCTCCCTATGATGCCATACATGTACCCTGGTACTACGACAAGGTAAGCGATTTACCCGATGACGAGCTATACTATATGAAGTCGGTTCGTCCTGGCATGTCCAATTATTGGACGACAAAGTTGGCAGAACACATGGAGGTTCAACAGAAATGATCCCGTACATTGGCGATATCAGTAAAATGGACGCTGTGATACTACGTAAGCTCGCTTGCGAAGCAACTAGTATCCTAGAGTTTGGCCCAGGAGCATCTACGCAGGTGATGGCTGCATACTCGACCTGTCCCATGCGAACAGTGGAAACTGATCCAACATGGATTGAGAGAACCAAGCAACGTATGGCCAATCTACAACTACGCGAGATTAAGTATGGTACATATCAGGAGTTCTTACAGCTTCCTGGTAATGGCTATGATCTCATCTTTGACGATGGGGTTGATCGTCTACGCCGCGAGTTCGCATTTAAGGCGTGGCCTCTACTGAAAGTGGGAGGTAAGCTAGCTTTCCATGATACCAGACGATCTCAGGATGTAGACAACATCGTCGCGTTTCTGAAGCAGTTCTCACCATCTATCAGGACCATAGAAGTCAATAAAGACGAGTCCAACATCACCATCTTCGAGAAGAGACTAGATATCTTCTTCCAAGACTGGAATATGGAAGAGGGGAGAGAGCCGTGTCAGATCCGCTAGTTACCATCCTTATCCCGAGTAGAGACAGAATAGGTGGTCTCAAGCGGTCACTTGCTAACATACGGGCAACAACCGCCGGTATCAATACAGAGATTATCGTCATTCTGGACGCACCAGACATCATAAGCAGAGAAGCTATGATGGACTTACTCGATGTACGAGTAGTGCTTATGCCAGAAGACTATCGTAACGGACACCCACAAGAGAAGTGGGAAGCTGGTTACCAGGTCTCAACTGGCGAGTGGATTGCTCTTATGTCGGACGATATGGAATTCGACGATGGCTGGCTACGGGCTTGCCTAGACACGCCCAACAAGGGCTTTGTAGCTTTCCACGACCCGTGGCACTATGGAACACTAGCCACCCTATGGATGTGTACTCGGGAATACGTTGATACCGTTATGAATGGTAGAATGGGTCTCCCCTGGTACTACGTCGAATATGGCGATAACGAGTGGACATTCAGAGCTAATGAAGCACATGCGCTTGTATTCTGCGCAGAAGCAACATTCACACATCATCAGGATCGCGATGCTCAGCGTCTCAAGATTCTAGACATGGAACACAACAAGATCGATAGGGAGACATACGAAGCCCGTCACAAGGCTGGGTTCCCTGACGAGTGGCCGGAGGTCTAATGGAAAGCCTGAATGACATCGGTCTGAGATGTGGAACGGACAAGACGTCAAGGGCAAACAACTACTTGTATAGATACGAGTGGTATTTGTCCTGGCTACCTCGTCCGTTACACCTGCTAGAGATTGGTGTTCACGAGGGTATGTCTATTAAGATGTGGCTTGAGTACTTGCCAGATTCACTCGTTGACGGGATAGATATCAAAATCAACAATGTAAGCGATCCACGCTTTAAGTTCCATCATGGCGATGCTACAGATAGCAATCTATGGTCGCGGCTTGGAGAGTTCGATGTTGTTGTCGATGATGGTAGCCACCAATCGGTAGATGTTAAGACAGCCTTCGATCTTGGCTTTCCGCATCTTAAACCTGGTGGACTATGGATTATCGAAGATGTACGCGCTGGATATCGCACAGAATACAACAATGGAGGACCGACAACCGTTGATATGTTTCGCCCGCTAATAGACGAGATAAATGACTATGGACATGGCCGGTGGGGCGATCCACGTCTTGACAAAAGCCGTATATTGTTCATGCATCTCTCCAAGAGCATGATCGTTATACACAAGAGGAGTTTGGATGCCTAGCAACGTAATTCCTTTGTTACAACCCAGTTGTACCCAGGCCGAGATAAACGCTGTAGTTAGCGTCTTGAAATCTGGATGGTGGGGTACTGGGAAGGTTGTTGAGCAATTCGAGAAAGAGATGGCCGAGTTATACGGTTATCGCTATTGCGTTACTACGAATAGCGGTACAGCCGCTTTACACCTATCTATGTTAGTACTAGACGTCGGACCAGGAGACGAGGTGATCGTTCCTCCGCTAACATTTGTGAGCACGGGTCTGGCTCCTATCTATGTGGGGGCTACGCCAGTACTTGCAGACATCGATCCCAAGACTCTCTGTATAGACTGGGACTGCGCAGAAGCAAAGATTACACCGCGCACTAAGGCTATCATAGCAGTTGACTACGCTGGCTACCCAGCTGGCCGTAGGGATCTAGGTATACCAGTTATCCAGGATGCAGCACATTCCTGCGGCGGAACACCTGGATATGGAGACATGATCTGTCTCTCGTTCCACCCAGTCAAGAATCTAGCTACAGGTGACGGTGGAGCAGTTCTCACCAATAACCGCCACTATGCAGAACGTATGCGTGCGTTAAGGTGGTGCGGGATCAACAAGTCCACCTGGGAACGCTCGCAGGATCGATATGGGTGGGACTATGATATAGAAGAAGTCGGGTTCAAGTATCACTGGAACGATATACAAGCAGCAATTGGCCTAGCTCAATTCCATCGTCTAGGTGGATTAAACGCAGCCCGTCGTTGTATAGCAAAGGAATACGACTTAGCACTGCGTGGATATCTAGACCTTCTACTCCCACCCAACCACAGACAACACACATGGCACTTGTATCCAATCAGGGTACCAGCACATATAAGGAACGAGCTGGTTACCAAGATGCTAGACAAAGGAGTCAGCGCTGGTGTACACTACAAACCACTGAACCACTATAGTATGTTTGATGGTGAAACACCCGTTGCTGAAGAAGTATGGCAGAGACTCATCAGCATGCCTATGTTCTACGATCTTTACAGAAACCCGGAGTTGTTTGATACCGTTATAGATACATTTACAGAAAGTCTAGAGGAGCTTGTATGAATGACCGTAGTATTATTGTACTTGGAGTTGGACGTACTGGAACTAGTGTAGTTACTCATATCCTACAAGAGCTTGGTGTTTTCGTTGGCGAAAGCCTACATCCAGACAACTACGAAGAAGCTACCCTGTATCACCTTAATGAGGCTCTCATCGGTGGTAACTGGAAAGATCCACAATTGACTACCACAGCAGGTCTTGAAAAGCGGTGTGCAGACTTCGTAGCAGAGAGGCGAAAACACGGTTTGTGGGGTATGAAAGACCCACGATTATGCTTCACGCTTCCAGCAATGCTTCCATATCTTCAATCCACAGATGTCAGGGTGATTGTTACCAAAAGACCGTTCGATTGTATTGTAGAGTCCCTAAACGTTCTACCAGATGTGAACGGCGAGAACAACGCTAAGATAGTTGTGAAACGCTATCAAGACGCGCTTAAACACACTCTGTCAGTCATTCCTCAAGAATGGCCCGTAATGACAATCGACTTTGATGAGCTTGTCGAGAACTCAGATGAGCAGGTAGCTCGTATTGCCGATTTCATCAATGTTGAGTCTGTCCCAGAAGCCGTTAAGGCCGTTGAGCCAGAACTCAGACATCACACAGAAAAGCCCGCAGACAACTCAGAGTTCACACTAGCCCTGATGGTATGGAATACATCGCACCTGATGAAACGCACGCTAGAGACGCTGTGTAACCAGACCCTGCAGAACTGGAAACTCATGGTTATTGACGATATGTCTGAGGATGATGTTGAAGGCACACTTGAACCATTCAAGGATCGTCTCAATATCGAGTACCACAGGCTACAACACGATATGGGCATGCGTGGTAATACAGCTTCCATCAACTACGTCCTAGAACACGCCACCAGTAGAGTGATCATGTGGAGTACCCCCGAAGTTATGCTCCCACCAGGCGCACTTGCTGCAGCTTACAAAGCCGCCCGGGACGGACGCAAGAAGGTGTTTGTGACTATACCTAGCCACGGACTCACAGCAGGCCTGCAGATGGAGATCGATAACATTGGCTGGCAGGATGACATCCACAATATCAAACACTTGCTGGACAACATCGACCCCGAATCGTTCACACACCGCTGGTTCAATCTCAACTTCTACGAACATGGTGATGTAACCGGCAAGAAGAAGAAGGCGTTTGGTAACAACCAGAGCGTTGCTGTTAACCGCAAGCTCTGGATGAAAGAGATTGGACTATTTCCGTACTACCTAGACTACGGCTCGGACGATCCCTGGGTCTCTAATGAAAGGAAGACACACGGCTATAAGGATCAGACGTTATGGGAACACGATGGCTATCACCAGTGGCATCCTAAATGCCAGTACTGGATGGCTCAAGGTAAAGCTCCTAACTGGAACTGCTTTGGTCATACAATGAGCAACCTCATGAATGATCCGAAGGTACCAGACGGTGGCACATGCGAGATTTGGGATGAAGGAAATCATCAGCAGATGGACGAAGCATGGATTGCTAGCGAGTTGGGAATAACCTCTCTCGTGGAAGCTCTTGGGTACAAACCAGCTCAATAGGAGCTAATATGCCAGACATAACACCGATTGAAGTCGTGGTCGCACTTGGACCATATGCAACCGCATTAGGAACGGGTTTAGCCGCGTACCTTCTTGGTACTAGAAAGAGCAAAGCAGAAGTTGGGGTGCTCAACGGCAAGATAGCCCAGCAAGACGCAGAGACGAAGCGCTTTGTCAATGACACGAAGTGGAACACAATTTTGCGTCTTGGAGAGCGTATAGATGACCTTGAGAAAGAGGAAAAGGAGATGGAGAAAGAACGCAGTCTCTATGACGTAAGGATCAAGGCTAAGAACATCGAGATTCGTATTCTTCAGGAGCAGCTACTCGCAGCCCAGATCCTTACGGAGAAATATCGTAAGATAGCTACTCTGCTACAGGAGCAGCTAGAAAGCGCTGGTATTGTTCCTCAGTACGATGCTAAGTGTGAGATACACAAGGAGAAAAAATGAGGGCATATGAACATACCATTGAGGTTTCGCGCAGAATGGACGAGTGTGTTTCAATCATTCACAACGGTGACGAGCACATAGGAAGCAACGCTGTCGATGAGAAACTACAGATTGATGTCGTAGACCGCGTTGCGGAAGACGACAACTGTTACTGGGTTACCACAGGCGACATGTGCGAGCTTATCCTCTACGGAGACCCAAGGTTTGAACACAATGCCGTTCCTAAGTGGTTTACATTCAGTATGATGAGTGACCCTGCAAAATATCAGGTTTTGCGGTATAATGATATCTATGGACGAATTGCAGACAAATGTCTTGCAACAGTCGAGGGTAATCACGAATTCAGTATGGCTAAGCACTTCTCCCGTGATATCTACCGAGAGCTAAACGATACGCTCGGAATTCCACAGGAAAGACGCTTGGGCACAGGCGGATTCCTTCGTCTCAGATTCATGTCGAATGGTAAGTGTATATGGAGACCGACATTCTATCTCCATCACGGCGTATCTGGTGGACGATCAAAGTCAGCCATTCTACTTGAGCTGGAGAAGTTACCAAAGGCTTACGAGGCAGACTTTTACTGTGTAGGGCACGCTCATAAAAGAGTTGCTGCCCAAGACGAACGGATTCTTATGGATAGCGCGACAGGTCGCATCACTCGCAGAAAAGTGTTCTATTCTGCAACGGGAAGCTATATGTCTGGCGTTACGGAAGATTCGCGTGGTCATTACCCAGAACGTAGGGGTATGTACCCGCAAGGCATTGGGCCTAACGAGTTCCATCTATACCCGAATCGCAAAATAGCGAGGTTGATAATCTAATGTTTTTATCAGAGATCGAACTGGAGATTATGGAGCTTTCGCGGTCAAGAGAGACTGGTGGTATCGATCTCTTTTGGCAGTTCTGGAGCGCTCCTATAGGAGGACTAGAGAAGGATGCACGTACCGATCTGATTGGTATTGCATCTGATAAGTTTCCATCACCTCTACTCCAGGGGCAGTTCGTTCCTGTTCAACCGCTTCCGTGGGCAAGTGATATCGTATTCGATGGCCACTCTGACATCATCATGATTGGCGCGATTGGATGTGGTAAAACATTGAACATGGTTCTTGTGGCGGGATACCTATGCTGCATGCTACCAAACTTTCGCTATCTCGGTACTGCCCCCAAGTCCTGGCAGGCAGACCTCTCATACAGAGAGTTCTTGCAATTCGCAATAGACTGGGACAATAATCTCGGTGCCGAGCGCAGGATCACGAAGTGGATCAAGAATGTTCGTATGCGCCCTCAACCTATGATAGAGTTCGTTAACGGCTCTACGATGGAGTTCAAATCCATTGACCGTGATGCTAGCGGTATCATGACCTGGAGTGGTGACATGGCTGTTGTTGACCAGGCAGAGGACCAGTCCATCGACCTAGAAACTGTGATGGGTAACCTTGGTACTCGTTTGCGTGGTCAGATCGGTGGAAGAGCACGTTTGGGTAAGATGGTCCTTATGGCCAACAGTGCGTACAATCCTGTATTGTGGGAGACGTATGATGACTACGAGGCTGATCCAGAACGACTAGCTCTACTACTTACTTCCTATGACAATCCTTACCTGACTGAGAAGAGTTTGCGTGATATCAAGCGTAGGTTTAGGGATAAGGACGAGGCCCAGCGTTTGATGCACTCCGTTCGCCCGCTTCCGAAGGGTAAGGAGTTCACACAGAATCTGATCGTTATGTCTCAGAGCGATGGCCTAGATGCCATCATGAATGACGCACTCGCAGCTGGTATGCCGGGATACTTCCTGGAGTCTGCTACCAACACCGGGGCCGTCACATGGTCACTACCAGCACAGAGAGGACATCTTTACATCCTTGCTGGAGATCCTGGCCAGGGCAACCCGCCCTACCGCAATAGCGGGGTAGTTATGGTGTTTGACGTTACCGACTTCCCCAAGCAACCCGCAACTCTCGCATCATTCAAATGGGTATACGGCTATGGCTCATACTGGCCATTCCTGAATGCAATGGAAGCTGCTTATACGGAATACAACCCGTACTATGCTGGCTTTGATGCTACGGGTACTCAGAAGGCCTTTGATGATCTTGCGGTCCTGAATCAGGACCGTCTATGGTCACCAATCAATATGAGTGGACTCAAGATGCACATGGTACTCTGTCTCAAGGTTCTCATGGGACGCGGGTTTGTCCAAATACCCAAATCTCTCTACAGTGTGTGGAACCAGCTACTTATGTGGCACATGCCAGACAAGCAGCTTCGCCAGGACATCGCATCTTGTCTCTTCATAATCGGGTATATCCTGAATCAGACTCTACCCCTCGTTGAAGGTGAGACGACGGATCTGGACGAGGGTGAGGTACGCGAGGTCAGCAGGTTGTCTAGGGGACGCATTATCAACAACAGGAGATCTTCACTGAGGTCAATACAATGATACTATTAAATCAGGTGCTAGGAAGCAACGAGGGCTATCCGTACATCGACTGGGATCGACAGATGGCGTACTATCGAGAGTTTGAGGAGCACTTCAGCGGAAGTTGGTTGAGGGAGACAGTATCAGAACGTTCTGATACGTTGATGTACCCTCTTGGGTATAACGTGTTTGAGCTACCTACTGTGATGCATACAGCCTTCTTGTTTGGTGAGGTGCCTGATGGAGCGCTATCTTCTGTTGATCCTACTGTAGAGGTATGGAAGAATGGTGCTAAGGCCACTACCGATGTTGCCATGAACGCCGCTGACAAGATGACACAGTTTCTGCGCACAATCTGGGAAGAGAACGATAGTCGCAGCAAGCTATCTGTTGCCGCACTCGATAGCCAGATCTACGGTGGTTGTACTCTAGGAGCGTTCTATGTACCAGAGCGTGCGGTTGATTTCCAGATTCCCGTTGCTCTACAGACAGTGAACCCCAAGTATTTCAACCCTGTCTGGAGCCACAACAACCTAGATCGTATGCTTCAGGTCATTGTTGCCTACGGGATTTCTAAGATCCAAGCTAGGGATCTAGGAGTCGAGATCGACAGCGATATCGGGCTATACGTAGAAGATTGGACAGAGGGCAAGTACAGGATCAGTGTAGACAACAAGACAGTAACCTGGTATGCCAGCAAGGCTGAGGGTGCACCAATTGCTCACCGGATACCCTATGTCTATATACCGCATCCACCCAGGCGCGGCTTCTATGGTACGAGTCTCCTGAAGAACAAGTGGGAGATGTCCAAGGAAATCAACGCCCGCTTGGTAGATGTAGGAGACATCGTCTCTGAAGAGGCAACGAACATGCCTGCGCTCACCAACGTACGTAATGCAGAGGTAAAGCGTATCAGTGGCGTGAAGCCCGTTATAGACCTTGGCTTCGCTCAGGGTAACAGAGAACCAAAGGTAATCTATCCACCCAACAGAGGCTCTTCAGCACAAAGCGCTGGCCAGTATGTCTATAGCCTACGAGACATTGCACGATCAGAAGCATACTGTCCACCAGTAGTATTTGGTGACGACGATGGTTCACAACGTAGCGCAGCGTCACTGGCCCTACGCGCCATTCCCCTCGTCAAACACATAGGAGAAGAACGCTCCGCATTCACAACTGCTATAGCAAAGATATGTAAGACAATGCTATTCATAGCAGCTGACAAAGATATGTACGGTATCACAACTGATATGGCAAAGAATGCCAAGGTACGAGTAGGTTGGTACCCCATGATGCCGCGTGATGTTCTAGAAGAGGTGACTTCTGTTATCAACAGAGTGCAAGCAGATATACTGTCACCTGAGACCGCAATAACAATGTTAGGTGGTATCATTGACGTTTCCGCAGAATTGAGTAGAATAAAGACATGGAAGAAACAGGTGCAGGAAATTGAAGGACAACCTGGTCCCGCCTTTGGCGGCACTGGTTCCTCTGGAGAGCTTGCATCAAGGGATTCAAATCATATGGGCAGTAACAAAGGAGATCAAAAGACATGAGTGAAAATGACGCTGGACAGGGAGAAGCAAACCCTACTGGCACCGACGACGGACGCATCAAGGCTCTTGAGGCAACTATCTCAGAGCGTGATGTTACCATCAATCGGCTTCGAGGAACACAGGGCAGCAATGACCGCACCATTGGCGAGCTTAAAGAGCAGGTATCTGGACTTGAGGCAAATGTAGGTGATCTCACCTCACAAACTCAAGCTCTTACCACAGATCTTACGACCGCAAATGCCCTTAGTACCGATCTTAACAAGCAGTTGACGGATCTTGGGGATGTTAGCGAACAGCTATCGTCTTCCAGGCAAGAATTTGCGCGTTTGCAGATTGCGGCAGCAAAGGCGGGCGAGTCACCGGTGATCGCATCACTCATAGCCAACAATTCACTACCTTCTGCGGAAGATAATGATGCGTTTATAGCAGCGCTAGACAGCATCTCTGGATCAGTCCAGACGATTGCAACTAATGCCGCAACCAGTATGTTGTCGGGGGCTAAGCCTCCTACATCACCCGGCGAGAGTGGAGCAACCAAAACACCGGACGCCTTGAGGGCCGAAGCACAGAAGCACATGGCCAAAAAGGAAGTGACCGAAGCCCTAGCCTTGATGCAGCAAGCAGACGCACTAGAAGCTTCAGCTAGAACCTAAGCCGGAGGAAAATCATGGCCGTTACATTTACAGCGGCTGGCGAACAGTATCTCGCTAGCGAAACGCCGTTTGTTGATCTAAGTTCCCGTAACAGGGAATGGTGGGACCCGTACATGGGTGCTGCGTATGTGAAGAACTCGATGTGGTTCAACATCGTTACTCACATGGTCAACATGTTGCCAACTCACGCGAAGTATATCAATATTACTTCCGAGTTGCCGGTGATGCCCGATATCGCGGAACAGGATCTCCGTGGTATTACGCTTCCCCGCGTCTACTTCGATTCGATGGAACAGCAGATCGAAGTTACGTCCTACGGTGCGATGATTCAGGCGCACAAGTGGGACTCCTATATCTATCAGTGGGCAGAGAAGGCCCGCCGAGATCCGTTTACCTTCGCCAACGAGGGTATTCAGCAAACCGATCTGTTCGGCTTCATCCAGAACAGACTGGGTCCGCAAATGACCGAGACTCTCGACATCTTGGCTCGAAACGCGTTCTTGAGTAACTCCAAGTACCGCAGCTTCGCAGACGACGCAACTGGTTTCCACGACCTAGCGTCTACTGATACCTTCAATGTCGAGATCGCCAGATCCGTACAGCTTGGATCTGACTACACCATCGGAACAGAGGGTGTCTTCCCCGCAATCGTTAGCCCTTCGGCTACGTATGCTGTGAAGAGCCTCGCAAATACCAGCGACTACATCGACTGGAACAAGGCGGTTCAGAACCCCGCGTTGCTCAACTATGTTATCGCTGAGTTTGAAAACGTTGCTTGGATGCACAACTGGCGCATGGTTCTCTGGAACTGTGGTGAGGTTCTCGCTAGCGCATCTGTGATCGAAGCTATCGAAGTTGGTGATGGTGCCCCCGATCCCGAGACAACCCGTGTTGACTCGACCTGGGCCGTCGGTAGTCCCGACGCCACTCACTACATCCAGTTGTCCGGTATTACGACACCTGGTACAGCCGAGACCGGATTCAAGGCTGGCGATAAGGCTACTCTAGTTCGTACACGACCTTCCGCTGATGCAGC